AAATTCTTAGCTGCTCAAGATGAGTTCTTCAAAACAATGGGAGCTCGTATGGAGTATATCTCTAGAATCATGGAGGTAGCTATTGAGAAGGCTGAACATAGTGGAGATGTAAATGGAATATTTGAGAATCTCTTAAAGGAGAAAATGGATGCCAACTTTGACCCTAAAACTGGAGCTATTCTTAATGAAGACTTACTAACAGTTGCTAAAGAGAATACCTTCCAAACAGACTTAGAAGGGCCAGCGGCTAGATTTGCCACCTTTATAAACGAGGCTCCCTTATTAAGACCCTTCTTCCCCTTTGTTAAGACTGGTCATAACATAATGGTTTATGCCGGAACACATACTCCTTTGCTTAGTAGTCGTTTACCAGAAGTTAAAAAGGTTATGAATGGGGATGATGCCTATGCCAAGGCAATGATGCAGGGAAGACAAGCCTATGGAAGAATGATGGTTATATCAGGAGCAATAGGTGCATATTCTGGTTTAATTACCGGCAATGGTCCTGCAGATAGAGAAGCAAAAGAGACATGGCTGAAAACTAACCAACCAAGATCTATAAGAGTTGGTGATGTGTGGTTTAAATATGATCGTATAGAACCTTTAGGTCAATTATTAGCAGGTACTGCAGATATAGTGTATGGCCTTAAGTCAGGGACATTAGATGAAGACAGAGCAACCTATTTAGCCGGATATTTAACGTATTCCATAGCAGCTAACTTAACTCAAAAATCCTTCTTCCAGGGTTTAGTACCTTTAGGTAAGTTATTGTCTCCTGGTGCGCCTGGAATCAATGCTCTACTTAAAGTGCCCCTAGATTTAGTCAATAGTTTTATACCATTGTCATCTGCTAGAAGAACATTCGCTAATATGCATACTCCTTACTACCAAGAATTTAACAATCAACTTGATCGGTTTGTGAACCAAGTATCATGGGGAGTTGTTAAAGGCAATGATACTTATGATTGGTTAACTGGAGACAAAGTAGGTAATGATCATGGCTTAGCTAACGCTCTAATGCCTTTGAAGATTAATAAGAGAAAACAAAATATTGTCTATGACAAACTTCAAGACATTGAGTTTGATAGTGCCTTTATCGTTAGAGAATTAGGTGGTGTCAAACTAACTTCAGAACAAAGAACACGTCTACAGCAAATAATGGGCAATTCTGGCCTATATGAAGAGTTAAAGGAATGGGTAACACACCCAGACTTTGACGATGCAGTAAAAGACTTTAGACGTAAGCTCAGACAAGGACAGAAGATAGATAAAACCAACGAATATTTCTATAAAGAGATTCTTACGATGATTAGGAACCATAGGGATGTTGCTTTAGAGCAATTACAAACAGAACCTATAGGTCAATCTCTGAGAGAATCTATAGATCAAAGAAGCCTCTGGAGATGGCAACAGGGGGCATCTGGAAGCAATAATGTTTCATCACCGGAACTCACAGCCCTAGCCAAATTTTAAAAATGACAATAAGCAATGGCTGTCACATCAAACTCATACACAGGGAATGGTTCGACAACGAACTATTCAATTACATTTCCATATATAGCTACCACTGACATAAAAGCTCAGATCGATGGTGTAGCAACAACAGCATTTTCATTAGCCAACGCAACAACAGTCGCATTTAATAGTGCCCCCGCAAGTGGGACATCTATTGTTCTCTATAGAACAACAGACGATACAAATTTACCAGCTACTTTCTATGCTGGTTCATCTATTCGCTCTCAGGACTTAAACGATAACTTCACTCAGACCTTATATATAGGACAAGAGACCGCCGCTAGAGCTATTAGCTCTCTAGGTGGAACGATGACTGGAGATCTGGCTATGGGTCAGAACTCCAAAGTTTTGTTTGAAGGATCTACTGATGATGCTCACGAAACAACTCTAACCGTAACCAATCCTACCGCTGATCGGACCATAACTCTACCCAATGTATCAGGTAACGTCGTTACTTCAGGAGATACAGGTACAGTTACAAAAACAATGCTGGCAGCTGACTCAGTTGACAGTTCAAAAATTGAAAATGGAACGATAGTTAATGCTGATATCTCAGGATCTGCAGCTATTGCAGGTTCAAAGGTAACAGCAGCTACAACTTCTGCAGCTGGTACCCTATCAGCAGCGGATAAAACCAAACTTGATGGTATTGAAACCGGTGCAACCGGAGATCAGAGTAACGCCGAGATAAGAACAGCTGTTGAGGCTGCTAATGACTCGAATGTTTTCACTGATGCTGATCATTCTAAGCTAAATGCCATAGAGGCAAGTGCTACTGCTGATCAAACTAACGCTGAAATTAGAGCTGCTGTAGAAGCGGCTAGTGATTCAAACGTCTTTACAGATGCAGATCACACAAAACTCAATGCTATTGAAGCTAGTGCCACAGCAGATCAAACAGTAAGTGAGATCAAATCACTTATAGCTGGTTCACCCCTAGATGCTTCACACTTAGCAGCTGACTCAGTAACAACCTCAGAAATAGCAGATGCTGAACTCACAACGCTTGCTGGTATGCAGGCAGGTACTGCATCTATTTTGGCAAGCAGTACGGCTCTTACCTCTACTACTGCGGAGCTTAACTTGCTGGATGGCAAGAGCCTCGTCACGTCAGTTAGCGGTAGTTCTACTGATGTTCAGTTACCAACTGCAAAAGCCGTTAACGATCAAATCTTAACGATAACGAATGCCTTAGGAGGCTTCGTTGCAATTGCAAATGAGACTTCTTTCCCTGCTACTAACCCAGATCCAAGTAATGGAGCTGGAACAGTTGTATCTATTTCAGATGCAGGTGGAGTAGTTGTTAATGGAAGTGGAGTTGCATCTATAACTAATGGTGCAGGTAGTGGTAATACCGTAACGATTAATGGATTCCCCTCATCTCTATATAGTAAAACCCTCGCAGCTGGAATAGGTCTACAAGTACAGACAACATCTACCCTTCATACATACGATTATCATAAGATACTCGCCAAGGAAGCTGATGTAGAGCAGTTAAGTGGAGATATAAATGACTTCAATGAACGATATCGAATAGCTGGTAGTGCTCCAGGGTCAAACAATGATGAGGGAGACCTCTGGTTTGATACAGCTACTGACAAAATGAAGGTCTATGATGGATCTGCATGGGGTGATGTAGCAAGCACTGGAAGCTTTTATATCAATACAATCTCTAGTTACTCAGGAACAGGTGGCAATAGCGCATCATTTAATGGATCAGCTTATAGATTCGTACTCAGTAACCCTCCAAATAGTGCAGAACAGCTCATTGTTTCTATCAATGGAGTCATTCAGAAGCCTAATAGCGGAACCAGCCAACCTTCGGAAGGATTTTCTGTTAACGGGTCTTCTATTCTATTTGGTTCCGCTCCTACTTCTGGTAGCGATTGGTTTATCATCACCATCGGAGCCTCAGTAAGTGTAGGGACACCTTCTAATAACACTGTTACTGAAGCTATTCTTCAAAGTAATGTAGTTAGTGAAGAGAAGTTAAAGATATCTAATAGCCCGACTAATGGTTATTATCTCCAAGCCCAATCCGGAAACAGCGGAGGCTTAACTTGGGCGGCTGTATCTCAATACACAACACCTTTAACAACTAGAGGTGACATACTCTTTAGAGATGCATCTGGAGACCAGAGACTTGCTAAAGGTACAGACGGTCAATACCTAAAGATAGGTGCTAATGATCCTGTATGGGCTGATGTTGACTCAACAAAAGGTGGAGGAGCTATCTATGAGAACTCCAATACAATTAGTGAAACCCACACCCTTACAGCTAATACTAATGGTATGAGTGCTGGACCTGTAACCGTTAATAGCGGTATTACATTGACAATCCCTAGTGGAGCAACATACACAATAGTTTAATTATGGCAATTACAATTAATGGTAGTGGAACCGTTACAGGGATTTCTGTGGGCGGTCTACCAGATGGAATAGTAGATGCAGGTACACTTGCATCAAACTCAGTAGAAGCAGCAAAGATAAATGATGATGCAGTAACAT